GATAAGGGGGGTGCAGGGGTTTTAGCGATCATTAAAGGATGGTCAGGGGGCAACCCGCCATCCAGTGAACTTTTTCGTTGAGCGGACGACCGCCAGGAGGAAATTATATGAAATACGTTGTTTTTTCAGATGAGAGTAGTTTGTCTTTGGCCGAGAGAGTCAATAGGGTGCTTAACGAAGAAGAGGGGTGGGAATTGCAAGGCGGTGTATCTTGCTCACTCTCTGAGAGTGATGATTTCAGGTACACTTTGTTTGCTCAGGCGCTTATTAAAAAGTCCGCCCAACAAGCGCATGCAGCCGAGGCTGATAGCGGCGCTCCAGTTGGCGCAGGGAAAATCAATAATCAAACTAATCACACGCCCGGCTGATGCGCGGGCCGTTAGAGGGACTGATTGAGGAAAACTTATGGCAGAAAAATTATCATTGATTTCCGTGGATAACCAACCGATACCGGGAACGAATTTGTATCGCCGTTGGCAAGACGAGCACGAAATCGTGCCTGAATATCGTGGTGATGCCCAAAACGAAACAATTGCCATTGAGCAAGCGATAGCTGCAGGATTGAATATGGTATCGTATCTCGACATATTGTACGTGATGTTTGGTGGAGAGTGGTATTGCTGGTCTTTCCCGTGGAGTGATAGCACGTCCCTCTAACAACGGCATGCACGCGACCCCAACAGCCACGTCTTTAGTTGAGGTTGATGCCGCGTAAGTATCAAACATTTAATCATAGGCTCTGCGCGGGCGCGTGCATGCCGGGAGCGCTATCCGCCTCCAAAGGCGGCTTTTTTATGTTAACACCGTCACACCATCTAGTACCCTAATTGTTGACTCTATCCCCGTTTTGGGATCAGTAACGGTTTCGGTATGAAATGTGATCTCAAGTTGCTTTTCTTTATCTGGTAATAATTCCCATTCAACATTTTGTTGTATAAGCCATTCTGCAAAATTTGTCCAGGTTAAATCCTCAAATTCTGCTTCATCTATCATCCGCTCTACTTGGCGGTTGAGGTTGTCGGTGGCCGTGAATTTTATGTTAGTTGAACCGCGTTGTCTTTTTACGTCACTGAGTTGCACCTGGATAGTTGGCATTTTATACTCCAAATAGTGGGCGAGTTTGCTGGAATAGAGATTGAATTATAGTGTCTGGTATGGCACAGGCTGATAAAAAACATAAAGTCTGCCTTCCTGTTGTAAGCGCGCTTCCCCCAAAACTTCCAATACTAAAGGCTGTTGTGCTGTTAAAAATGGCGGCTGGTATAGATGTCGTATTTGTAAATTTTACTCCATTCACAAAAATAGCCAACTCACTCGATGGTGTGTACCGTCCGACAATATAATACCAACTCGACGCATTAAATACGCTACCGTCAACGCTCGTGTATACTGTTCCGTCAACTGACACGCCAAATCTCCCCTGACCAGATGAAGCATGACGCTGTATACTATAGCTACGACCACCGGCAGAGGCCGTGTCTTTTGTTATTATCCCTTCTGATGATGCGGGAGGGGCCGCATTATCAAAAAATGACCATGCCCCTATCGTCAGTCCAGGGAAAGCGTACTGGGTCTCTGTTCCAAGTACATCCAAATCTGTATTATCAGCAACACTTAAATAGTCCCCCGTCCCATCGAGAACAATATACGGAACTCCGGTTACTGTATGACTAAAAAGCGGGTTTCCGTTATATACCAAATCCTGCTTTGTGGCCCCGGTATACGTTGGCGCGTAATTTGGCACGTTACCCGTGCTACGCTGCACCGTTGCCATCGGCCAGAAGCCAATAAGCCCTGGTAAGCCCATATAAGGCGAAATAAAATCAGCCGTAGTTTCAGGCCGTATTATACTATCTACGCTACGTTGCAATGTGTCAACTTGTCTAATTATTTCAGTATCCACTATAGTAATGCCTCATAGTCCAATCTTGCCGACACATCCTCACCACCATCATCCACCGACAAGGCCACGGCTCGGATAAGGCAATAAAATTGCCGGTTCAGGTATTTAGCCTGCACCTTGTCGCCAAAGTTCCAATCAACACCGAAGCGGGTTCCGGCGGTGTCTACCGGTTGCGCTCCAAAACGGATACGGGGGCGACCATCATCAAGGGCGGTGCGTCCAACCTCAATTACACCATCATCTGTGGATTGTTGCCTTGCATCGGCTTCACCCTCGCACCGTCCCCAAATTGACACATTATATCTATCGGCATCATAGACCTGTTGCACATTGCGCAATGCCCCCGGAAGTTGGCCGGTAGCATAGATATAATTTTCCTCCTCGGTGTAATCGTATTCCAAAAACGGGTCTTTCATATTGCCCCGTGCCTGGTCAAAGACAACCTTGTCGGATACATCCTCGCCTATCTGGTTGATAGTAGTAATAAACTTGAATGTAATACTCGTAGATGTCACTACATCTGGTACTATATCAAAAAATACCTCAGTTCCGGCAGTGCGGGCGGCTTTGGCAATGACAGACAATACGCCGGCGTTGGCCGTGGTAAGTAATTTGTCAAACGGGAATGAACGGGTAACGGACGGCCCCAGACTTGTGTCTGCCGTGATGCTGAGGTTACTCCAAACCCGTGTGCCGGCATCCGGGGTTGGGTCTACGCCATCGGCTATGGATTCAGTGACAACCTCTTTCATCATATCGTCGGCGTAGTCTGTTTTTGAGGCTTGAGAAGTCCCGGCGTAAGCGGCAACGATACGGCGACGGAGGAGGTCATTAGTGTCTGGGCCGGAAAGTTGAATGACTTGTTTACTGCCTTGCGTTGAGAAGCGCCACTTGCGGAGGAAATAAACACGCCACAGGCTTTTTGTGCCACCGGTTGGTCGTCGCCATATCTGTACCATCCTATCGGGCGCTATCAGGTCGGGGTCAAATGATAAGGGCATATAGAGACTAAACGAGCCGATGCCGTTAACGAGGCGGGAGGCTTCGAGGCGAACAAAACTATTAAGCGGAACAAGCTGTAATCCACTATCTGTTGTTAACCAAAGTTCATATCTATCATTTGCCATAATATAACATCTCGATTCCAATATCCCTATTGGGATTAGTTTAGTGTGACATAGTATGGTAAAAAATCAATATGAACTATAGGCTTGTCTCCATTCTAGCCAAGCTGTTATGGTTGGCCCACCAACTACATCAACGAATGACGTAATATCGTTGCTGCCATTCAAAATAGCAAAAGACCCCAAATCGCTGATATTGATAATTGCCTCTTGTCTGCTTCCAAAAAAGTCAGAAATTGCGCTTTGTGATTTTGGTGATGTATCTATGGTAAGTGTTTCTCCATTTAATAAATTGTAACTTAGAGATAATTTTTTATTTGTGCCCTCATTTATAAGCGTAGAGACAAGGGCGCTTGTTCCGCCAGAGCGATAGAAGTTCACTGTAGGATAAGATATTGAACCGTCACTATTAACTGTAACTAGACCACCATAATAATTTGTTCCCTCTTGGTCATAACCTAAATATATATTATACTTTTGGGTAATTTCAGGGTCGGTATACTGGCTTGGGTAAATGTCGTATACTGTTACCGGTGTACCTGATAAATTTATATCTAATGGGAAAAACGTACTCCCGTTCCATCCTGCGATACTTTCAGGGAGGTCTATATTTCCAGATTCCGTAAAACCACCACTGAGCCAAAGAATACCATCCGGGCCAAATCTCATTCTAATAACTGTACCATTTAATCCGTTGCCCAAACCAAAAAATGAAGTACCATTATATCTAATGACATAATTTCCAGTGGGGGCAGTAAAACTACCACCAAAAAATAACTCACCCGTTGGACTTATGGCAATTGCACGCAATAGCGTAGCCGTTGTATATGGAAATCCTATTGATTCCCAAGCCGTTCCGTTAAATCTTGCTATGTAGTCTGCCCCACTGACATTTCCCAGATCGGTAAACTGACCAACTACATAAATTTGATTGTCGGCATCAACAACAGTACGTCGGAGTGAGGTTATGGCTGCCGCCCCGGTATTTGGGACGCCAACCGCAACCCAAGCCGTTGCCGATATATCATACTTTGCTATATAGTCTGCATTGGCAACGTTCCCCAAGTCGGTAAATTGACCGGTAACAATAATATCACCTACTAGGTCTACGGTTACACCATAGATTCTGGTTATGGCTGCTGTTCCCGTGTTTGGAACTCCAATAGCCGAGAAGTTTGTTCCGTCCCATCGGCAAATATAATCGGCATCAGCATCGCCCCCGGCATTGGTAAACTCACCAACAATAATCAAGTCACCATTGCTATCTTTTGTCATATACCAAACTGTGTTGTTTAGACCCACATCAAGGGCAGAATAAGCGCCGGTTTGTTTGTTATATCTCACGATATTATCGGCTGCCCCGATATTATCAAAATTGCTAAAGCTCCCTGCAAAATAGACGTAAGTATCATCTTCCTCAATAGCAAGGGTATAGGTATAGGTCCCTGCCGCATCTGGTGGGCCAAGATTGTCCCATTGCCCCGTACTTCTCAATCTTCCAGCAACTATCCTAAACGTCGCGCTATCATTCGTATCCAGCACCGCCGCCGAGTTGCCGATCTCATACCAAAACGGATCGGGAGCATTAAACCGAATAGCCACCCGTTCCCAATAACAGGGGTCAGTCGCACTAATGTCCGACTCAAGGCCCCCCTCATAAAATGCAGCTATCTCTTTATGTACCGTCCCGCCCTCATAACGCAATAAAACCGGCTGGCCGGGATAAGCAGCGTCAGATAGAATATCATATAGATTCTGTTCTTTGTCGTGGAAATCTGCTTGAGAGGATGCGTTAATCACGCCGGTAAGGGTAAAGACCCGGCTTTGAATTTTGAGATTGTTTAACTCGCCGCCGGGAAGGATGGCATAACTATCCAACCCTAAACGTTGGGGGACGGCACCGGCTCCGACAACTTGGCCTATGTTCAGATAATAGTCATCCTGCAAGTCGTAGACACGGCCCCCGGCCCGGCTTAAGGCGCTACGGGTTGAGGTAGAGGCATTTTTCGCGCCGTTCCATTCACAGCCGTCTTGCGTTCCATCGCAGTAAGTCGTCCGGTAGCCGTCCTTTTGCTCCACCTGCACGGCGTCAATATAAAAATCACCAGCCCCAGCGCCGTTTTGGTAAATACTCAATGTAGTTGATCCGGTAGCCTGAGCTGTGGGAAAATTAAGGCCGTATAGATTCCAGTTACTATCTATAGATTTTAGTAGTGTCGGGCTTGTAAACGTGGCCCCGTCTAAAGACCAATCCCAGGTTGGGGGAATAGTGCCACGTACAAATAGGCTGACATAGTGCGGGTCGTTGGCCAGTGAGCCGAGGGTTATATCCACGCCATCATTGTTAGCTGATGTTTGAACCCGAAGCGAGTATAGTCCGAATTTTTGATAGCTTGTTGATCGCGTGGCACTCCCCCCACCGGCAGCGGCAAAATTGCCGGTAGTCTCGAATGATGGGTTAAGGACTTTATTTGTGGTTGCTTCCGGCACCACGACAAACCAATTAGACATAAACGGCTCCTTCGTGATAATCGGCAAATAAAGCGTTGTGCCGCCTTGTGCCTTGATTGGCAACTGAACTAACAAAATAAGAAATACAGCAGTACATAATATTCTTTTTAGAACCATTGGCCCATTCCATTCTAGGCCCCCATCAAGCTCAACCCAACCCGATAATCATCAATTCCGGTAGTGGCTGCACTTGTATTGATTGTCTGGGAAAAATAGTAGTTATTGTTAATCACGGTGTTGCTCATCCGTCCCCCCACAATGTCCTCAATGCTTCTCCCAGGTGGCGATACCAAAACCCGTTCACCACTTGTCACGTTAATAGGGAAGCTATCATTGGGAAAGCCGGGGGGAACTAAGAATCCGAGTGAGTCGGTGCCGTGCTGGAAGCCAATACCGCTACTACCCGTTACGGCAGCCTCTTGTCCACCAGTGATTTGATTTATGGCGTGATAAGCGGACTCCGCCCGATCTTGTAGCCGCTCCAGCCGTTTTATAGCCTCGGCAAGTTGTGGTAACAGTTTGTTTTTTATAGCATTGGCTGCATCCTCGGTGTCATCTGCCATATCCGAGAACACCTTTTCGCTTATTTTTCCCAAGTCAAGAATCGCAACCTGTGCCGCAAGAATCTGTTGCACAAATTCCATCATTCCGGCGATGAGAATTTGCAGGCCAGATACCATAACAGCTTGAACGGTCAACCAAACGGCTTGTAAAGTCGGGAAGTGGATAGTATAGAGATCAATCCACAGTTGGTTGAATGGAAGTAGGACAGATTCAATTAACAAAAGAATTTGCTCTGTTAGGATTGTAAAGAAAAGCATGCTAATTTCTTGTAGGGATGGAATATGGATAGAGTATAGGTCAATCCATAGCTGAGTGAATGGAAGCAAAACGGATTCTATTAGTATGGTGATCTGCTCTGTGAGAAATTCAAAGAAAGGCGTAAATGCTTCCGGCAGTGCCGTACTTGCAGCATCTTGTAATGTTGTGATTGAGGTTAAGATTCCAGCAAGTGGATTGCTTGCTTCTCCTCCTCCTTCTCCACCACCAAATAAACCCGCAAATAGCCCGCTACCGGCCTCTAAAATAGACCCCCCAACCTCACCTAAAACTTCTGGCAAGCTACCAATCATAGAGCGAATCCCATCAATGAGGCCCTGTAAAATATTTGTACCAAAATCAAAAAATACCGTGCTTGGAGAAGCTATTCCCAATGATTCTTTCACATTACCAATTATTGATTCCACCAACCCGGTAAATGCCTCTACAGCTACTCCTAGCATCCCTTGAGCGCCATCTATTAGCCCCTGTACAATATCTGCCCCCATCTGAATTGCATCTGTGGCAAATGTCACGATCTCCGTTCTTATATCATTGATTGTGTTAACAAACGGCAATAAAAACTCAGCCATTTTTGTTATGGCAGTCGTAACTATACTCTCCAAAGTAGTCGTGATATTGGTTAATATATCCGAGAATGTCGTAGCAATAGTCGTTTGGGCCTCTTGAACTGGTGTTGTAATTTGAGTTTTTATCTCTGTAAAACTTGTTG